GAGAGCCTTTATAAGATAACCTAATCTACTATACATCGTTGAGCAATTCCATTTGAGCCTCACCTGTGGATAGGTTTAACTTCATTTGATTGATAATGTAGTTTCTTTCACCTATCGTGAGCTTGTCGTTAATCTTCAACGCTAACATCACACCAAGAGGTAGTTGAGCCTTGTACATAAATACCCTTCTGCTTGTAGAGTACAAGTCTGTAATGTAGTCCTTCCAATAGGTATTGTACAACCCTTGACTAAATCCTTGCAATAGATAAGGGTCTATCTCTGTGCCGAAGTTTAAGGTCTTGGTAACCGTTTCAGCAGTAGGGTTGTTTACATTTCCTATCAACCACATATCTTGCTTTTCATTAGCACCACCATTCATATCAGTATAACTCCAATGGTTTGATAACTGAATGCGTAGGGTTCCTGCAGCATAGAAGATAATAGGCTGACCGATATAAGGCTCTAACTCTCTGGTCACACATTGACCTACATTGATTTCAGTAAGACCTACACCATTAACATAGGTGTCCGTCAATCTCTCAAAGAGCATATTGTCAAAGTCTACCTCAACTTCAAACTCTTCACCATCAAATGAGAAGTCTGCTTTAAGGTCACCATAGCCTATGTCGTTTTGGAGTCTGTATTGTTCTCCAAGTATAGCTCCTGTCTCGTTGTACTTAAAATTGATTCTACGATATAGTGATGGTTTATTGATATTGACCTCTTCTGTATCAACATACTCACTAACTTCTCTTGTAGTCCCTTCTGCATACCAATCGTCTAATGGTTCAATATCGTATTTACCGTTTCCTACAGGAACTATAACCAAGTTGAAAGCCCTTACAAGGCTTCCTATGAAATCACCAATCTTCTGCTCTGGCATTTGGTCTGCCATTGTTACAAAACCTGCCGTAGTCGTAGCTAAAGGTGTGGCGGTAGCTGCTAATATAGTTGTCCCTGCTGCATCGGCATACCAATTAGCTACCATCCCAACGGTTACCGCTCCGCCATCACCTGATGGTGCTAACCTCATATCTACATAATCTCCTACCGTAAGAGTTGGTAAGAAAACAAAAACATTAGATGCATTACCTGTATGTTCTTTAGAGCTAAACAACTCATCGTTAATAAACACATCTACTCTATAATTAGTAGAGGCAGTTGCAGAAGGACTGTAAGATATTAAAGCAGGATTTGCGGTGGAGGTTACAGGAAATCTATGCAGCGTAGAGTCAAATACAGCATCTCCAGAGACTAATTCTATAAGCTCTGAAGTCGCACCTATCGGTTGGTCTTTGAACATATACCCTGCTCTCCTATGACACCACATAAATAGCTTACCAAAGTCAGCAGAGTCAAAGAAGTTGCTTTGGAAAGTGATACCATACTTCGTCTCTATCGCATCTATAATCTTCTGCAATTTGATTGCAGGTTTAAGGTCGTAGTAGAATACTCCGTGAGAAGGGTCATTGTGGTAATGTATGTTACCATCTCCGTGAGAGCCTTGTGAGTCGTAAAACCACCTTGTTACAGGTGTAATCATTGGATAGATTACCGCATCTCCTGTACCTGCTACATAACTATTGATACCTGTCTCAATGTTAGTATCGTTATAAGCGTGGTCTTGTGCTGATAGGTCAAGGTCATTGAGAGTGTCCTCACCGAACTTATCCTTCAAAGAAGTGACATTACTATAGAATCCTACACTATAAGAATATGGTTGATGTGATTTTAACTGCACACCCTCCAACTCTAACACCCCTGCTCTAAACAAGTTGTTATTCACCTCTATAAACGCATCTACCCTCAAGTTAGCATCAAACCCTCCGTAGATGTCTACATTGTAGTAGTGCTTAAATATAGCGTTGTTAGCAGGTGATGCAGGAATAGTAAAGCTATTAGTAAAGTCACCAAAGACTTTAGAGATGTCCTTAATGTTCTGCACACTTAAGTTCATCTCTATGCTCTCGTCTGGAAAGAGGTCAGCTTTTTGACCATCTATATACAAGTCTACTCTATACATACCTTGTGTCAAATGCTTCTTCTACCTCAATGATGTAGTTAATCATTTTATCGTTTACTGACTTCTGTAAGTTTAATGAGTTGGTAGTAACATTGACAGGTAGACCATCTAACATCACACGCTCACTCATCAGCATCTGCTCCATAATAGTATCGTAGTCTTCACCTACCCAACCTGTATTAAGAGTAAATCTCTTTCTACCATTGGTGTTTATGCGTTGATACTTATGGGCAGTCGTGTCGTAGGTGAACCCTGTAGAACCAGAACTCCCTAAAGACTTTCTGTACTCACTCGTAGTAGTGCTTATTGTAGAGTCACTTCTTTTAAAGAAGGTAACACTCTCCCAAATTCCGTTCTTGTTTATAAACTGCATCACGCTTGGTGAATACTTCGCTTCACAAGTAGGGTAGAATCTACGAGTATCTAATGTCGTACCATCCTTATCCTTGAGGTTAAGGTCGTAGTAATTTACATAGGTCAACGGCTCACCGACACTATCCAACCAAGTTGTAAGGTTAGCAACACCACAAGGTAGTAGCATCACTCTCTCCTCTGCTTGTAGTCCTTGTAGTTGTGCTTCAGTAATAGGCAGGTCTACATTGTATCCACTATCACCTAAATACTCTACTTGGTGTAGTCCGATATTAGCACAAGCACTACCTCCCTCAATAGTACCACCATCTGCAATAACTCTATCCTTGTATGCCCAATAGATGTCATAGCCCTCACCCCACTTACCAAGATATACAGGTACAACCTCATTGCCAGAGTCCTTAATGTATTTAACTGCATTGACACTTGCGAATCCTTTGTTCACCTCTTTGTTAGCCGCCTCAATAAATATGTGGTAGCCATTAGAAGCCTCAAAGATTTCGCTGCTTCCTGTATCGTTAGAAATTGTCGGAGGGTCAGACTTGTTATAGTAGCTAACATTATAGTCTATCTGCACCCATACTACGCTACCATCAGGTGCATAGGTTACCGTTGTACCATCAAGGTTCTCGTAAGCATTAGATAGGTACTCTTGTACCATAGGAGCAATGTCAAATGAGACATCAGTTCCTGCAAACACATCTCTAAATAGAGTGTATTGTGGTGATGCAGGTCTTGAAGACCTTGACCCCTGCCATATATATACTTCAAACTCTACATCCGTTAGAGATGAAGAAAGGGCTGAATAGTTAGCCGTAACATATATGGGGCTTCTTGCCCCCACTAAACTTGTTGGTGTTATTACACTCATCGCTTGGTAAATTTCAAAAATTCATCTACATCCATTGAGATAGCTTGTAGTACCTCTTCTGGTAACTTCTCAAACTCTAATCTAAATGGTGCTTGGAAGAACTCACTCTTGGGAATCCCTCGTTGCTTAATACTTCTGCTTATTAGAAAGGCTGCCCTGTTGAGGTTCGCCTCTGTCTGCTTCACAAAGCTATTGGTCTTTAGGTCTCTTGCTTTAACTTTCTTTTGAGCCATCCAAGTTCTTATAGAACCCTTTGGAGGTTGCTTACCATCAAAACCAAATCTACTTCCATTAGGCACTTTGTACTTCGTACCACTAACCCCCTCATCTATAAACTTACCATAGTCTTCCATAGTGAAAGACATAAGTAGGTGTACTCCTGTAGTAATGTCGTAGTCTAAACTATCCTTTAGCTTTCCAGAGGATACTTGTCTTCGTCTCTTTTTCTTACCATCATTGTAAGTAATAGTACGAGTAGCACCAAGATTCAGCCGAGCTGCCTTGATTACTCTCTCGGCAAACTGCCGTAAGACTCTCTCTGTATTTTGAGTTACTACGGACAAGTGGTAATAGTATTAGCAATGTCTATAGACAAGGTTAGATTCCATCCTACCAATAGGTTCTCAAACCTATCCTCAAAAGGCTCACAAGATGGTGTACCATTAAGTTGGTACTTGTCTTGCATTAAGTCACCTCTCTTCAAGTTGCTCACCAAATCGTTAGCTACCAGAAGTTGAGTGTTTAGAATGTCGTGTCTGTTGTCTACCCCATAGAAGATTTCGTCTTCATCTCTTGGGTCATCTTTACTCACATCAGCAACATCCATAAATAGAATGCTCATTGAGTAGGTAACTCCAATGTCATTGAATGTCACACTATTTATCATAATATGTGACAAGGGGAATATAGTCTGCTTGTTGAGGTCTACATCAAAGATGTCTCCCTCTGTTACGGTGTTCACCTGCTTATTAGCAATAAGGTGTTCTCGTATCTTTGTGGTAATGTCGTAGAAGCTCATAATATGTTAACCTCTATGAGCGAAAGGTGTTTAAGATAGTTTCATTTGCTTACGCTCTACATCTGCCTTCTCCTTGTCATATACCAATTTAGTAAGGCATTGCCTCAAGGGTAGGTTGGTTATAGAATCATATCTTGCTGCATCACCACCTGCGAGATGGTCTACACTACCATACCATCCCCACTTCCTTGAAAAGTTTGCGGAGGCTGAAAGGTCGGTGTTTTCTCCACCTGTGAAGAGGTCGGAGTATTCTTCAATAACTTGTTGCTTAAACGATAAAAAAAAAGCGTTGCACCTAATGCAACATCTAAAGGAAAGTCTGAATATCCATCCGTACCTGTGTACGGCTCTATCTCATACAAGTCCCCCTTGTCTTTTGTTATGGGTCTATACAAGACCCCAACTGTCTTATGCAACATATCCATATCGGACAGGTAGTTATCTAAATCTATGTACTCCCCAAAGCTCATCTCTTCCAGATTAGGAACGAATCCATATTCCTTGCCTCTAAAGGACAATCTCCTAACGAGTGGATGCTTACCACCTACGATAGATAAGATGTGTTGTGAGATGTCTAATATGTCATCAGCCTTCATAGCATAGGCTACCTTCAATGGGATATTAGCAAATATCTCTATTGCCTTTAGTGTCATAAAGGTTTCATCTCCTTTAACCTTCAAGAACTTTTGGTACTGCTCTATAGTCAGTTCCCTTGCACTCTCTGGTAGTATAACCTTTACCTCCTTACCTAACTGCGTATGTGCCATAAGTCTTATTCTTCTTTCTATTGTAGTTGCATAGAGCCAAGCTCATAACTGTGTCATCGTGTAGTCCCGTAGGGTGTCCGTATCTAATGCTTCGTGTCTTTGGGCTATACTCGTATGTGAAGTAGCTTAACTCGTTGTATAAGGGACTGAATAATTCTTTTGATGGTATGTGTACACTCACCTCATTAAAGTCCAATATAAGCCCTTCTATGATTTCGTTCTTGCTTTTGTTCGTAGTAACAAATGGGTGGGTATTTGCATACTGACTCTTTATCTGCTCAAAGATAGGGTCACCTACACCATTGACCTCAACGAGTAAAGAAGCGTTGTACTTGCGTACTCGCTCTACTACCTCCTTAATCATTACTGACCATTGGTTCTTATTGTCCCTATAGATGTCTACAATCCTACCTTTAGAATCCATTAGCGTAAGGACTGTGTAGTCCTCTTGCTTACCGATATCCAATCCTGCGAATACCTTACCTTGTGGTTTAGGGTATGCAGGGAATGTACATTGGTCTATGTTAGCGAAGACCTCACCACCTCCATCTATGAACTCTGCTAAATACTCTTGCTTGAAGATAGCCTCTGGCACTGTTCTCTTGGCATCGTCTATCTCATCTCTTGAAATAAACGGAGTGTCGTAAGAACTGCCCTTATATGATTTGTAGTTAGGGTAGTCATCGCTCTGCCCATATTGGAATAGTTCGTAGAACCAGTTCTTACCTTTAGGTGTAGAGATGAAGAGAACCTTCTTACCTCTTACAAGTAGGGTCGGCTTGATAGCCTCACTCCAAGCATCGTCTTTAATGAACGCTGCCTCATCTATGATGGCATAGTCCAGAGTCATACCCCTTATGTTGTCGTATCGTTCTGCACTACGGAAGTAGATGGTACTGCCGTTCTTTAGTTCAAGCTCATTGGTTGAGTAGTTATTAGATTTCACTACACCACTTGCACCTACGGCAGACATCAATTCTTTCTGCACCTTGTTAGCTTGTGAGTATACAGGAGACACCCATAGTATTTTACAAGGGCTATTGTTAAAGCCCCAATACAATGCAAGGTTCATACCCATCATAGACTTGCCGAACTGCCGTCCTATAGAAGCTATGTGGTATTTCTCCTTACCACCTACTATAGATTGTAAGAGTTCTGCTTGAACCTTGTGAGGGTTGAACCCTGTTACTGTCATTCGTCTCTTTCGTTGATTGGTGTACCGAACTCAAACTTAATGTTCTTGAATAAGTCCTTACCATCTGCACCAGTAACCTCTTGCCTTGCGAGTTTAGGAATCATATACTCACTTAACTTGAGCATAAGTTCCATAGCCTTCTCTGGGTTCTCTGCTGCTACTTG